AGGAACAGATTCATATTGCATCACGAAATCAAACACATCACCGCCGATTCCACAACCGAAACAATAAAAGGAATCATCGTAAATCTTGCATGACGCTGACTTTTCCTTGTGAAAAGGGCAACATATAAATCCTGCTCTGTTCGGTTTTAGTCCATACCTGGAAAGTATCTCCGACATTTTCACCGACTGTTTGATTTCTTCTTTTGTCATGATAGCAGCTCCACGATTCGTCGCCCAGTTTCTTCTTTTGTACAGAATTCAAATCGGACGCCGTATTTATCTCTGATCGTGCAAAGAGATTTATATAGCTGGCAGCCGTCAACAGCCTTGTCAGATATCACAGTCTTTACTCTCTTGCCGTTTACAGTTCTCCAGATAACTTTATGTTTTCGGGGATTCTCCCAAAAATACACATCACCAACAGATTTAATATCTGGACCATGCTCGCATAGGATGATTAACTGTATACCTGCTTCACGCGCTCTAATCAGCTCCGCTTTGAATCTTTCATGCTGCTGGCATACATTTCCGCATAACTCCTGCAAATCCTTTTTGCGGTCAATACAGAGCTTTGCATTGTCCAAAGATTGATAGTCTCCGCAGTATAACTTTGATCGGAAATATTGTACTTCAAGGCTGTCAAACTGATTCTGAATCCGTTCCCATTCGTTTTTATGTTCACGTGTATCACATTGTATGACCAATCAGATCACATCCTTCTTGTATTTGTATTTTCCAAAGAATTCACTATACTGTTTTATAATCTCCCAACGATTTTCGTAACGATTCCACTTACTATTCTCTCCTACTCCTATTTGCGTTTTTCCGATGGTTGAACAGGAAGGAATTATTAATACCTTCCGATATGTTTCATCATCATTCAAACAATATAAAAGGAAGATGTCGCAAGTCGGATTTTTCTTTTCGAGGTTGAATGTAAATGCCTTTGAATTACAATTGTTTGTAAATTCCTTAGATACTTTTACGTCTATTTTTACACTGTTATCAGTAAGCAAATCATAAGGATGCCTTGAGCTTGTTTGAACACTATTCAATCCGACATTCTCGTAAATATCTGAAATTGCTTTTATTTCATATTTGTTTCCAAAAGTTGTATCAGAATATTTAAGAGGCAGTCCAAGTTTTTCAGCCCAATATACAGTCCCTTTATGCTTTGCAATCTTGCAAGCAAGGCTTTTGTTTCCAAAAACTTCTATCATTTCGGAATGAGTTGGAAAATGATCTAAATTCAATTTCTCAACAACTATCATGATATTTTCTTTGATAAGATCGTCGTTCCATGGTATTCCATGTGTATATCCCATTAACTCACCTCTATATTAATTGAACGGAAGGACATCATCTGCTACGCTATCTGGAATATTCATAAAGTCAGTACCTGCCGGATTCGCTCCCATGATAGCTTCTTCCTTCAGATGATCGTCATAGGCTTTTGTGGTGCGCTCTTCTGGGATGTCCGCATCCTTAATTCCTTCAATACTGCGGAACCATGCTAACTTGTGACGTTTTACCTCTTTGTTTTCGTACCAGTCTTTCTCCAGACGGAAGATGCCGCCGATCAGCTTACCTTTGAACTGCTGCCCGAAGTTATCGCCCCACTTAACAGCAAATCCCGGATTTGACTTTTCTACGCATGTAATGAATGTTTTGAGATTACGAACACCATAATCTACACTCTCATCAATAACCATATAGTTAGTACCGGCATTTGGATATTTCTTGTCTGGACGGATATCATTCTCGAACTGTTTCATAAAATATCCAGCCTGTTCGTCACCGTCGGCAAAATCAAACAGAATAACGAGCATATTTTTAGTTTTTCCCTCATTGTCTGGTTTCGACTGACGCTCGGACACCTGCTTAATTACCATCTTGTGACCGCCGAGTTTAATTGGTTCAAATTCTCCTGCTGCCTGTGTTGTGTCATAGCTATTTGGTTTCTGCATTATTGTTTTCTCCTTTTCCTAATTCGTAATAGTCTCTAATGATCTTGTCTACTTCTGCGAGATCATTATCAATAGTTAAACTGTCAAACATTCCGATCGGAGACTTACTTACTGCTCCCTGGCTGGACTGAGTGACAAATAAGTGTTTTCCGCTTTCTTCAATACAGCGAAGAACGATGGTAAAAAGACCTTCCAAACAAATCTTTTCGTCAAGTAGTTTTCCGATGGTTTTCGGCTTCACATCTCCAGAATCATCCTTTTCTTCATGCATCATCATATATACAATTTTGTCCTGCGGTACTTTCGTAACTATAAACTGGATAAGATTCCAGAAATAATCACCAATGTCATTGTAAAGTGAAAATACTGCATTGCCTTTTCCGGCAGAAGCGTGTCCTCTCATAAAGTGGTTGGTGATAAGATATCCAGCATCATCAATCACAATAGAATCCGCTTTTGATGCAATCAGGCATTTCATTACCTGCTGGTAATCATCTGTAAACCATCCGTCAATCTTTCCTTTGAACGGAAGCGGCTTATTTAATACTCTGATAAGGTTCCAATCGGAATTCTGACAGTTTCTAAGACTAGTACTTTTGCCGGATCCAGATTTTCCAATAATCAATACTGGTGTTGCCATTGCTATTCCTCCTTGTCATACACTACATACTTGCTGCCCTCAACGATCAGCAAACTTGCGATATCTTTCATAGATAAAGTTGATTCGTTATAAATCTCAACCAGTGCGTTGTATGCGTCTGTTGATACTTTCACGACCGGATTATCCTTATCAGTTGCAGGCTGTTTCTTTCTCGCCGGAATACGGATTTCAAAATCACTCATTGATACTTTCCTCCTTATATGATTTTTGAGCCGTTAAAAGCCCATTTAAGGCTTGTACGTAGCTTGCCAATGTCCTTGCCTTGTATGATTCCTCTATCGGATTATCTGGCACAATAGCAAGCTGGGTGTCAATCAATCTAACAATCTCATTAATGCGTTCTTCCATGTTTACACCGCCTCAAAAAAGCAATACACATTGTCGGATCCATCCCCTCTCACCGGATTTTTTTCACCATTCGAAAATGCTCCGCCGGCACAGTGATATTCGAGGTGGTTCAGATACATGTCCGGGTTCTCCCAATCAAGAATGTACGCTTCCCGCCTGTCCAGCTCACCCAGAAGCTCGTTCACCGTTGTTATCAGTTCCATTGTCGGCAGGAGCTTCAACTCCATCTGATTCAACATTTAGCGGACACCTCCCATCTATTAAGAGTCTAAGAAGATGTGCTTTTGCAAGTTTGCACTGCTCAGCTGATTCCTTCTTAAGCAGTTTACTATCAAAGTAGATTGTGTAATTTCCATCCTTTTTCCTGTTCGGATCCCACTTTGAATTCATAATGTCGATATCGCAAAGATGCACGTGCGAAGTGATGTAAAACGAAACAAAATAATCTGTTTCGTTTGAAACTCTCCATGCTAATTCAAAAAGCTCTTTGATTTCTTTTTCAAACATTTTCGTTCTCCTTTCTTAAAGCAGTGCTAAATACGTAAACAGCGCAAATACAATGCCTGCCAGGACCTGCTGCAAGCTCTTCTCCCACATCCACACCGGAAGAAAAGTAAACAGGATCCCGATAATCACACTGACTACAATATCCTTTCTGTTCTGTCTAGGTGATTTCATTCTTTCCCCTCCAAAAAGAAAAAAAGATTACAGACTGTAAGCAATATACCAAAAGATATTAGTAATGATTAACAGCGCGGCAGTCAAAAGCCATGCACTGAACCACTTCTTAGTCTCTCTCTTTGCTTTTTTCACGATTTCGGTAGCTAGCATTGTTTCCAAATCGTTCCATGTAATCTTTTCGTTGTTTGTTGCATTTTTTTTATTTTCCATATTATTTTCCTCTCGCTTATCGCTTATATTGACTTTTAGCGGATAGAGGATTATAATTTACCTGTATCCACTAAGGTTGGTTTAGTGGCTTACTGCTCCGGGGTGGAGGTGTCGGCTCCCTCCGGGGCGCTTATGCCAAATTTGCTTTTCTTCTGTAGTAGTCCAAGATAATTCTCGAACATTCATCGACAATCCTTTGATTGTCTTCATGTGTATTGTCCTTGCAGTAATCATCATGTATTCTGATTACCCCGCCAGATTCATTTTTTATTGTTTTAATTACTGCCATAAGAATCTCTCCTTTCTACGATAGATTATGATGTTTCTGTTATTTTGCTTCTTCTGCGAAATGTTTCTCCATGAGATCAGCAATCATCAGATATTCTTCTGCGATTTTTCCATCTCTGGTATTTTTCACCTGTTCACGGAACTCTGGAATTGTTCCATAGAAGCAGCCGCAAGACACTTTAACTTGTTTGTCCTTACATCTGAAGAATGTAGTTGTGCGGAATTGAGTACCGAATCCATGAATAGTTGTGTAATCTGCATTGCCGGACACCCTTGCAT